GGTTGGTATGACTACAACATCATTATATGGAACACATTCTCAATACAATAGTATGCCAACATTTAAGAAGAGAGGTAAGACAACTGGTAAAATGCCAATTAAATTACCAAAAGATATGGTTAGAGTATGGGAAGAGTACTTTGGTGAGAAAAGAAAAGTTAGATCTAATTTAGATACAAAAATATACAGAGAGTGTGGTATGAAGCCAGCTGATTATGTTAGTGGAATGCAACGAGGAATTTACTTTTGTTCATTCTACGACAACACACGAGAATTTTTATGTGGAAAAATTAAAAAAAGTTCTTTGCTTTTACGGCAGGATTTCGTATATTATAATAATTTAATATCTGAATGGTGGAAACCAAAGTCAGAAAAAAGATTTAATAAACTAAAATCTGATAATAAATTAATATCAGATTTACATTTTTGGGATAAGTTATTTGGATTAACTTATGAACAGGCAAAAGAAAAATATTTAGGAGAAGTTGGAAGATGATAAATCAAGAACAAATGGACAATAACTGGACAGAATTAATGTCAATCATTGACAAACATTTTGAAGGTGAACAAAAAGAAAATATATTAAAGTTACATAGTGACTTTGAAGATGAATATAAAACAGCACCTGCATCTGGTCGTCCAAATTATCATAATTGTTTTAAAGGTGGTTACCTTGACCATATTTTACATGTGATTAAAAACTCACTTATGATTAAAAGACAATATGAATCAAACGGAGTTAAGGTAATTCATTCAGATTCAGATGTTGTATTGGCAGCTATGTTTCATGACTTAGGTAAACTTGGTGATGGAACACAACCATATTACAAATATCAAACTGATGATTGGAGAAGAAAAAAATTAAAAGAGTGGTATACACATAATCAAGATTTAGATTATATGACAGTTCATGATAGAGCTTTATGGTTACTATCTAAATATCACATTGATGTCAATCCACATGTTTATAAAGCTATATTATGTGCGGATGGATTATTTGATCCAGCAGCTGAAACTTATTTTAGGTCTTATGTAGATACAAGACATGTTCTTGGTTCTATTGTTCACTTTGGTGATTGGTTATCCACAATATGTGAGAAACAAAATTGGTTACAAGGTGAAGAAGAACATTCTGATGAAGCTGTTGAACAAAGAAAAACATCAGATAAAGATATTAAAAATATGAAAGCAAAGTTTGATGAATTGTTTTCTAATTAGGAGGTAATGATGAAAAAATATATTAAAAAAATAAATAAATGGTTATTAGATGTTACAGAAGTATTAAAAAATATTTTAGTATTTGCTATAATATGTGGATTACTTTTTAATGACCCATTTGGTATTATCGACACAATTAGTAATTTAATTAGTGGTGTTGGTGAAAGGGGATTAGCAGGATTAATATCCTTATTGATAATAACAACATTATATAGGGGTAAATAATATGTGGTGGTTTTTATTTATATTATTTATATTGATTAGTATAGTTTCTTCTACATTATTATTTTATTCATTAAGAAGAATAAATCAATATGAAAACTTAATAACACAATTTCAACAGATAATAAATTTTGCATCCGAAAAAATGAAACTTGTAGATGAAAAAGGACATTATGAAGCTGATGATGAAACGGGTTTTTTCTTTACTCAACTTAAAGAATTACAATCATTATTAGATAATATTTTTGAGACGGATGATACAGGAGAAAACAATGCCAAGAAAGAAAAGTAAAAAGAAGTTATATTTCGATATGGATGTACAGGATGCTATTATTAGGTATAATACTAATCCAGATAATCATAGCTTAAGAAATAGTATATATCAAAATGAAATACATAAAGCTTTTGATAAACTTTGTGAAAATATAATTAATACATTTAAGTTTACTTACTTTGATGAACCTTTTGAGGAAGTCAAAAATAATGTAGTTGCATTTTTAGTTATGAATATACATAAATATGATCATACTAAAGGTGCAAAAGCTTTTAGTTATTTTTCTATTGTAGCTAAAAATTATCTAATATTGCATAATAATAATAATTATAAAAAGTTTAAAACTCATGATGATATAAGTGTTTTGGATTATAGAAATAGTAATTCCAATCATCATTTGAAGGAACGTAGGGAAGATCTTAAACAATTTATGAATGAATTTATTAATTATCTTGAGAAAGAAATACCTATAATTTTTAAAAAACGTAAAAATATAGATATAGCGTATGCTATAGTAGAAATAATGAAATCTAGAGATGAAATAGAACAATTTAATAAAAAAGCTCTATATATTTTAATTAGAGAAATGACAGATGTAAAAACATCTGATATAACCAAAGTTGTTAACATCTTTAAAAAATACTATATAAAATTAATAAAAGATTACAATACTAATGGTCAAATAACTGAACATAGAAATAAATTTTTCTAATTAATAATTTATATATAAAATATTTTTAAAAAAGCTCCACTAAAAAGTGGAGTTTTTTTTATTTTAGAATCAAATTTAGTATTCTGGATATTTATATGTGGATACTTATATTTAGGAGAATTGTATGAAATCTAAAGACGAAATATTTAAAGGAAAATCATTTCAAGATTTAACACAAGATATTTATAAAAATACAACGGATAGGAAACAACAAATAGATTTATTAATATCGGAAATTCATGGTTTTATAACAACCATAGATGATGTAGTATTAGTAGCACCTATTATAAAAGAGTATATGGACGTTGCGGTGAAAAACGATGAACATCTTGTAAAACTTGCTGGTGTTATACAGAGGATATTATCAAAAAGTTCCGGAAGTGATGAAGAAAGTATGTTACTATCAGATTCAGAAAAAGAAGAATTAATGGAATCTTTACAAAATACAGTTGAAGAATTAAATAGTGAACAAACCAGACTTGAAAGTATAAAAAACAAAACAATAAGTAAAAATATTACGGAGAGTTAATTTTGGGATCAAGGTTTATAGAAAAAACATTACCAACTACTGGAACGACAGGAGGACCTTTTAGGCGTTCTGAAAAACCTATATTGACATGGTTTCAATTTGTTCCGGCTTTGGTTGTTGATACAGTTGTAAATGCATTTTCACCATATTATGAAAGTGATAGGGATATAAATGCCATCATTGTTAAAGTTCATTATGAAGATGCATTTGGAGGTAGTATACGTGCAGAAAAACTTGCTACTGAATTATATTATCCATTGTTTGCTAATATGGGAAATCCACCAATACGTGGTGAACAAGTATTGGTGTGTACATTTGGTGGAATTAATTATTATATGGGACCTGTAAATACTGTAAATTTACCTAATTTTAATCCAGATATTCTAAAAAAGGTTGGAGCTGGAGGAGGACCTTCTTTTAGGGATAACGCGAAAAGATCTATAAGTCATTTATATGGCTTTTCTAAAAACTATTCTATGATTGGTTTCAAAAAATTAGGAAAGGCATCGATTAGGCCTCTTGACAGGGTAAAGGATGATGAACCTGGTGATATTCATGGTGATATGGTTTTGGAGGGTAGGCACGGAAATAGTATAAGAATAGGGAGTAGATATAGAAATCCATATGTGGTTTTATCAAATGGTAGACCTTCCGAAGCGACAAATGAAACATTATATGATGGTTCTCTCATTGGTATAACAAATGCTGGTACATTGGCAATGCATTATGGTGAAGAGGCTATTTATATAGAAGATAGAACAACAGTTCCATATATTTTACCATCCGATAGAATAGAAGGAAATAATAGAGTAATCGGTGCTCAGAACTCAGAAGATACAGAATCTAGGGGTTTATATGATTATGATTTTGCAAATAATCAAATAATGCAATCTTCTGACAAAATTACAATAGCATCAAATATGGATAGTATATTTTTATCATCATTTAGAGATACAGTAATAGGTACAGGAAATAATTTACAAATAACATCTAATAAAGCAACAATAATAGAATCTTCTAATATTTATTTAGGGAAACAGGCTAGTCAAAATGAAGAGCCGGAACCATTAGTTTTGGGAAATAAAATAACTGATATATTAAAAGAAATTGTCTCTATATTAGAAACAATGAAAGTTACAGGATGTGTTGCTGGTATGTCTGGTCCGCCGGCACCTGATGTGATAGCTAAAATAACAAGTTTAAAAACTACTCTTGATGCTGTAGCACATTTAAGTGAATATCATTTTATAGAAGATAACGGACAAAAAGCCGAATAGGAGGGCATATGAGTAAAAAAACAAACATAAGAACAATGATAAGAAAAATAGTTAGAGAAGAAGTTGCTATGGCAATTCAAGAAGTGATAACTGAATTGAAACAACCAACACAACAAATTTCTCAATCAAAACCACAAAAAAGGATTATTGAGAAAAAAGCATTTTCAAAAAATTCTGTATTAAATGATGTGTTAAACGAGACAGCTACATCATCACCACCAATGCCTAATGAAAGTGGTGGGTATAAAAATATAAATGATAAAGTTTATACATCAAATGATGTAGATGAACTAATGGGAAATTCTAAACCTATGAGTGATATTGAATCAAAAATATTTAATAAAGATTATTCATCAATTTTAAATAAAAGTATAGAAAAATCAAAACAAAAACAAGGTATGTAATGAGTTTAAAAAAAGACATAGAAAATGCATTCTTAAAAACTATTGGGTATGATGAAATAGAAGATTTGGATTCTAAAAAAAATATGAAGAAAAAGGCAGAAACCTTTGGTTCTGATATATCTAAATCTATTGTAGATTTTTTACAAAAACAAGAATTTACAATAACTAAAATGAAAGCTATAGTTAAATTGGATGAATTAACTACTACGGGTGGATTAAATGCGGATATAAGAACAACAGTACAATCCACAATTCAACCTGGAACAGTTTCCGTTGGAATTTCACCTGCCGTAGTTCTTACTCCTGGTCCTATACCAGTTCCATTAAATCCAGCGACTGTTAGGAAAGGTGTGGATATACCAAAGTTGAAATTAAAAAGCTCTGGAGGTCAAGGTGGTTCTATGAATGCCGTTGGTTATGCATATGTTGGCAGGAATAATCCAGTTAGTCCAAATGAATCAAATGAAGATAAGACTGTAGTACAATTAATAGATGTGAGAGATGATTAGAGATGGCTATAATAGACACATCTATAAGTGGTTCAACAATTGAAAATAGAGATCAAGATATTTTCATAGGTATAGATTTACCGTTTTATAAATCTAATGGTAGTGAAGGTTATTTTGCATCAACAAAAATTACATTACATTCAGTTAAAAATAATTTAATAAACTTGTTGAAAACTGAAAAGGGTGAGAGATATATGCAACCAAGTCTTGGATTAAATTTAAAAAGTTTATTGTTTGAACCCGTAACTGGTGATATTGAAAATACTGTGCGTGAGGATATATTATCGACATTAGCAACTTGGTTGCCATTTGTTCAAATAAGAGAATTGGATGTAGTTGTAGAAGGATCTGGAGAATTTGATAGGAACAAAATAAAAATAAATTTAACATTTGGTTTAAATCAGATACCCAATATGTTTGAGTCTGTACAAATAGAAATATAAATTGGAGAGAGTAAATGCCATATAGTGACAATACTAATGATACAAATATCAATTATTTAAACAAAGATTTTGCTGGATTAAAATCAGCATTAATTGAATATGCTAAGGCATATTATCCAAACTCATATAGAGATTTCAACGAAACATCTCCTGGTATGATGTTAATAGAAATGTCCGCTTATGTTGGTGATGTTTCT